ATATCGGCCTCCTATCGTGGACCCATTAAGTTTGGATCTTGGGTGATCTGGCCACTGTTGACCATTTCTTGGTATTGTGCGGGGGTCATGTTCTGTGTTTGACCATCGACTGTGTAACCCATTTCGCTTTCACGGACCGCTGAACCGGGGTCCATCATAGCTCTCATTCTTTGGGGGTCCATGTCGTTCATAATAACCATTGCCTGATCGGCTAATGTCTTTTTTATTTGATTGGACAAAGGCACTCCCATTGAAATTTTCTTTCCAAGGTCTGTAAGACTATTGGCAAGGCCGCTACCTGGCTCAACTAAATTCAAAAGAGAGCCAACAAGCTGGGCGTCTTCAGCTAGGTTAGGGTCCATCATAGCCCCCATTTCGCTTTCACGGACCGCTGAACCGGGGTCCATCATAGCTCTCATTTCGCCTTCGCGTACCGCTGAGTTTGGGTCCATCGACATCATTTCGTTTGGCATATAAGCCTCCTAAGTTTAAATTTAATTTCTATTACCCTATCTTTGCGCCAGCGGGGTGCGTTTAGTCAATGTATTTTACGCTATGAAGTCTTTTCGTTCTTGAGACTGTTCAACAATTTGTTGGGGAGCCGTAATGCTAGGTTGCGTCCCTAAAAACTTTGCAATCTCTAGTGAATCTTGTGCCGTTATAGTGCCGCTGTTATCAAAATCATAGCGTAAATCTTCTGGCTCAAGACCCCCTGCCATCCTCAATATAAAATCAGCGTCGTCCTGCGTAGGCCCCGTCTCGCCGTATACGTCTCTCAGTGCGCCCATTACGGCTGTGTCAACTTCACTTACGATGTTATTGTCATTGTCGTATCTCGTCAGTATCCCGGTGTTGTTGTCCATGACAGTGTAGCCTGCCGCAACTTCCTCGGTTTCTCCGGTTTTAATATATTCTATGTCGCCAGAGACTGCGGTATTTGCCAAGTCTTCCTCACTCAAAATACGATTGTCTGGAGTTACAAATACTTCTGTCCCGTCGTCTAATACAACCTTGCGGACTTTCTCGTCAAACACCTGACCGCTGACGTACTTCTTCATGTAGTCTGGCAACATCCCATATCCGCCACCCTTTCGCCGGCGCTGGTAGGCTTCCTCGATGGCCTGCGTCTCCGTCAGGTTGGTCGTAACTAAGTTATCTACTGGGGCCGCTTGGACTGCCGTTGTGTCATCATTAGAAGTGGATGTATCTGCGGTAACTAGGGGCGTTGGATCTGCCGAACCCGTCACAAGATAACTGTCTCCACTAGAGTCATCAGAGTAATACTGACCCTCTGAATTTTCATAAATCACCTTGCCGTCAACTTTGGAAACTACTTTATCATCTAAAGACGGCTCAATTAACCAATTGCCTATGTTTTTCAACGTACCAATAAATGCGCCTCCTGGTAGGAACTTTGCCGCCATTGCAAATAAAGTTGCATCGCCAAATTGTTCTAGCATTGTTGCATCAAAATCTTCACCCCCAGCGCCGGGGGTGTATAGGCTAGGGTTTAACTGTCCCCTAGTGACACTGTCATCGTAATACACATTTCCATCTTCTGCCGTGTTATCAAATGTGGTCGTACCGTCATCGTTTGTTGTGATCGTAGGCTGTATAAGGTTGCCTTCTAAATCCACTGTGTGGGCGCGCGCTAATGGCCTAATGTTTGATGTCGTTTCGCCGTCAACGGACGTGTATTTGCCATACTCACTATTATCTGTTTGAAGTACACCATCTTCGTAAGACTTGCCGTCAAAGGGCGTAAAGAAATTTTTAACGCTTTGAATAACTGTATTGCTGGATGTGTCGGCGCTAGGCAACGCGCCAGCATCAATTCTATTACCAGATGCGTCATAAACCTGACCAAAATCTTGAGCAGCTACAGAGTTGGTTGTCTCAACTGGTTCCTCATCTGGTACGGTTTCATAATTTCCGTTTAAAACGTAATAATCTTTTCCTGCGGCCCTTGCTTCAGCAATTAACTGCTCTTGTGTTTTAGTGGAGTTATAAGACAATTCTAGTTCATTAGGCTCTCTATCTGGAAGTGGAGTTGACGTAACTTCTTCTACTGACCCCGCGCCAAGATTAGTTCCGTACTCTGTAATTCCCAGATCGTCACCAATGCCGCCCAGAACGTCACCTACACGGCCAAAGTTACCCACATCATCTTCACCACCGCCAGTAAAAGTATCTCTAATAGAACTTCCAATATTGCTTGCTGTATTGCTTATAGAACTTCCAATATTGCTTACAGCATTTCCAAATGATTCAACGCCACTGTGAAACCAATTGTGGCCATAAACAGGAATACCATCAGGACCGGGCAATCCTGCACCGCCCATATCACGCAACATCTGCTCTTCCTGTGGATTAATATATGCCAGCATATGTGGTTGGTTCATTAGTTGTGCCTGCCGTGGAACCATTTCAGCAAAGGCGCCGTATTGATCTTGCGCCGGGGGCTGTTGTTGTTCTAGCATAATGGCGTTTACGCGGTTCATAAAATCGTTGTTCATCATGCCCTCATTGGCTGCGCTGGTGACGGTGGACCGCCCTGCGCTTGCGCCTGTTGTGCCATAGCGTCTGAAATTGCGCCCAGCGCGCCTACATTTTCACCCCCGCCCATGCGCCGCTTAATTTCTATGACCTTATCAATTAGGTATTTGTTCATGTCCATTGGTGGTTCACCAGGAGCGCCGCCCGGAGATCCACCTGGACGACCGCCCAGAGAACCGCCCGAAGAGGTTTTACGCAATCCCCCAAAGAGATCTGGGCGTAGTGGAGGTAGATTATATGGTTGGATCATTCTTTATCATCTCCATCTGTATTTTAGCCGCATTCTTCTCACGCTCTAACTGCAACTCTGCCTGCAACTTTGCAATCTTGGCTTGCATATCAGCCTGCGCCTTGGCCGCGTCAATCTCCATGTCCTGGCGCGCCTCGGCCTGCTTGATCTCAATACTAGACTTGGCCTTGGCTCGGTCGGCCTCAATCTGCGCCTGAGTGCGCGCCTTCAGTGCGTCAGTCTCAAGTTTCGCTAATTGCTGTGCATATTGTAGCGGATTAGCCTGACCCTGACCCTGCTTACCCATACCAGTCAACGCCTCGATTTGCTTCATCTGTGGCGCCGCCTGCACAACCTGCGCCGCGCGCTGGCTAATCAGGCGATCCATTTCTGGGTTAACTGCCTCAAACTTAAAGTCTGGATCTTTAAAGTCTGGCATTGGCGGCATCTCCATCTGGATGCTGGCCTCCATCCGCTGGCGATACAACAACGCAATATGCTCTGCGATATGTGCAATCAACACCGGCTGCATAGCCTTCGCACCAGGATTGCCGGCCAGTGACGGATCTTGCATGAACTGCATATGAACCGCAATGTGAGCGTCGTGATCCTGCTCTGGAAATGCCCTGATCCCCTTGCCATACAGAACACTCATGTTCTCATCAATCGGGTCCATCTGAACTGCCTCTTCGGGCTTTATCAAGATCTCATCAATATTAGGAATACGGATCGCCTCATACATTCGCTTGTATGCCTCATAAACGTCGTGAAGCTGCGGAGCAGATCGCGCCATTTCAAGAACGGCCTGCGCCTGCGAAATGCGCTGGGCTGTCGAGAAGATGTTCGGATCGCTTACTGGGACAATGTCAATCCGATCATCAAAGTCGGCGCGGTAGATAATCTCCGCAGCTCCCGCCTGCGAAAAGCTGAACTCTTCGGGGAGGTTCTCAGCGTTCAGCGCCGCAAGTAGTTTAAACTCTTGACCCTGCGCGTAGTGCAGGCGCTTGTGAATTGCGCTAAATGCCTTCGATCCCTGCTCAATCAGAGCAACCGTAGAGCCCACCGGCGCATTCGGATTAACGTCTCCAACATTTAAGTCAGCCGTGCTGGCAAAACGCTGACCCGCGTCAACCATATATCCAAGCAAGTTAAACAGAGATCCGCTTGGCTCCTTAAACGGCAATGGCATAATCGCCTTGTTTACGTCGTCAACCGTACTGTCGAGATCCACAAACTCACCGGGACTGATCTGCATATCGCCGCCCTGGACGCGGCCACGCAGCTTAAATCCACCCTGCATATTTGAGAACGCCGCACTGTCGAGCAATGCGCGCAGTGATCCCGTTGCCGCTTTGCCCAGTCCGCCGATCATGTGGTACAGACCAAAGCCATAGAAACCTAGACCAGGAAGGAACTTGTAGCTCACAAACCAATCCCGGCGCTTCTTCAGCTCATCTTCTTCTCTCCAATTGCGTCGAACGGCCACGACGTCCTGACTACTGTAGTCAATCGTGATAACGTAGGGGATTGCCACTGCGTTGTCGTCGGGCTCTCCGTCATCCATATTCTCGCCGTCAATGCCGTCGAACAAATCGTAGACGTGCATTTCGAGCAGTGTCATTACGTTGTCGTCGCTATCGTCGTACTTATCAACGCCCTCAATCTCGCCAATAATATCGCCAGATGGGTCCATTGAATCATCGCCGCCATACTTAGTTGGCAGATAATATCCGTTCTTAACGTAGCGATTAAAGTCATTCTTTGGCATTTGAATGACGTGAGTGTAGCGCGGCGAAGTGTATAAATCTTTGCTCTCCGGGGCGACCACAAAGTCTTCAGCCTTTACGAACTGGCTGCACTGCCGATCCATGTTGGCGTCCCACCAGACTTTCTTAAACGTGTGGCCGATCAGCGGAAGGTGAAACAGCATCTGATCAAGATCAG